ATCGTCGTGTTGTTGTTTGTTGCCGTGGTCGTCCAAGTCTTGTTGAAGTCATTCCAATATTGAGTTGTGACAAATCCGGAAGTGTCGCTTCTTTTTAACTGCCATCGACATTGAACCGACGACGCCGAAGTAATTGGCTTGACCTTAAAAGAAAAAATTGTTTCGTCACCACTAGGCGATTGATTGTTCGACGTTGATTCAATGAATTGCGTCGTGTAAGTGTTATTGCCAACGATGGGCGAAGTGTATGCGTTATTTCCGGAACTCAACCAAACATTATTCCCTTGAAACGAAATGTTTTCTTGTGTTATTTCTGTCCAATTGTAAAGCGAAATTGTTCCGGTGTTTCTAGCTTCAAATGAACCATCGACGTTCAAATATTTACCGGGTTGGTCTTGTGCGTTGATGGTGGTGAATTGCGTGCTTGAGTTGTACGATTCCGCATCAACCTTGTATTCCATGGTCTTGATGCCGGGCAAAAAGTCCTTTGTAAAATCCTTTTTTAAAGGTTGTAAATTTAGCGGCACACGAATCAACAAGTCGGTCAAAGTTACGTCGGACTGCTTGACTCCGTTTGCGTTGAATCGAATAAACTTTAAATGTTCGTTTTCGTCGTTGGTCAACCTACTAAACAAAGACGCTTTGATTCCGGTGACCGTCCCCCCGGAATTTGATGTTGTGTAAGAAGCGTCTTGAACCCTTGTGTCATAATACGCGGAATTGCTAATAATGTACCATTTGCCATTTGCCAAAAAAATCTTTGCATTAAGCGCGCGCATGTATTCTTGAACCAATTCTTTTGGATTCCAAATCCCCCAATTTTTCTTTGCAACATTCATGTGGTCTTGCTCAAAGACATGCTTCAAACTCAATCCGTCTTTGTATCTCAAGTCAAGCAATGTGTGAATTTCAAAAGAATGACCCGTCTTTTTCAACGCGTTGGCAATAGTTACCGCAATTGAATCGTAATTGACCCCAATGTCCTTGTATGTGATTTCGTCCGGGTCAAAGGTTGCGCCCGCCAATTCAGCCAATCCGTCGGTGGCTAAAATTTTAATTGAATACGGGTAATCAATTAATTGTTCTTTGTAAATATCTTTAGTCACATAACCGCGCCAAAACTCATTCCAACCGGACGAATCTTCATAGTAAATTTTAGCTAAATATCTTCGGTCATTTCCTTCGTAAAAAACGTCATATTCTGTGTTCACCGACGCGTTGTCGGTGTAAATGAATTCAGTTGGTGCGGAACCTTCTTCCAATTGTGCGCCCCAATAATATCCCGCCGTAAAGTTGTTATTCACGCGAACTTTTGCGTTGTTGACGGTGTTGTCCATTGTGCCGACAACATAAATTCGATACCATCCGTTGCCGATAGATTTATACCCCGCTTTGTCAACATTACTCGACGATGTCAATGTTTCGTTTGAAAAATTAAACGCGGTTCTTATGTCGCCCGTTTCGTCTGTAAGTATGGCAATGTCCAACAACGTGTTTGTACCGAATTGTTTAATGTAACAACTAAAACAATATTGGTTTTGTGGTATTAAGGTCACGTTTAATCTTGCGCCCGATGCGCCACCCGCATATTGCAATAAGTCAACTTCTTCCGACGCGCCACCCGAAATCAAATTTCTTCCATTGATGTGATTGAATGGCGGGTCTAATTGATTCGTTGTAATAAACAAATTTTCATCCCATTGGTCGAATTGGGTTGAATAGGGAATTAAGTTTTCCCGCGTTTCTGTGTCCCAAAAATTCATTTCAAGCCTTGACCCCATAATCGGCGAATCATGAATGTCATCGTTTGCGTCGTAACTTAAAATTGCCGGTTCGCTTGTTCCAATCAAAGGCTTAACCGCCCCGGTGTAAGTGTTGTCGTCAATCATTAAAAGTTTCCCGTTTCCCTTAACGTCGGAAAACATAAGACCAAATTTGTTTGCCATTTCTTAAATGAATTTATTTCGACTTCTGTTTGCGCGTTCCAAGGCGACAACCAAGTCTTGACCCCTCACAACGAATTCACCGCTTACATTGACGTTTCCGCCACTACCTTGGGGCAACATTGTTTTGAGTTTGTCAAGCGGTGCAATCACTTCCGGATTTGAGCGCGCGCCCGGATATTCACCCATAAGTCCCAAGGTTGGCGCACTAACAATGCCCCCATTGGCAAAAGGTGTAAAAGATTCGTTCTTCTGAAGTGACGCCGTAATGGCTGAACCCAACATGGTTAAGGCAATACCCGCAACAATAGCCGCGCCCGGTTGTAGAAAAGCATTTCTAAAAGCCTTAATTGCGACCCCGTAAGCGATTAATTGTTTACCAAATGACTTCAGTAAATTACCCATCCCAACCAAAAGCGTATTGGCTAAAGAATACAAAGCGTCGCTAGTTCCGCCAATGGCTTTTCCAAAGGCTTCGGCAATGGTGAAAATAGTGTCTTCAACAAACGCTTCAAGCATTCCACTCATTGAATCCGTAACGGCTTTAAATTCTTCCCTTTTAGCCTTGAATTCTTCAATAAGTTTTTTATTAGCATTGATGAATTGGTCGATTTCTTCTTCTGCTTTTTGCTCATCAAAATCAATAATTGGAAGCGCAAAAACCGGAATCTTTTCTTCTTCCGGATATGCCATCCCGTCATTGTATTTTCCGACTTCCGGGTCAATCTTGCCTTTAGGACTTTCCGGGGCAACACCCGATAAAGCATTCGCCGCTTTTTCAAACCCTTCTTGCATTCCGTCGACGACCCCTTCTTCAACAACTTTTTTCGTGTTTAAGCCAATCGCCTCGGCAATATCATCAACCGCGCCCGATAGACGCGTTTTCATGTCTTCTACGCCGGTTTTTATACCATCATTGATGGAATCGGTCGTCACCTTTTCTAAAGGCTTCCCAATCGTACCTAAATACTTTTTAGCGTCATCAATGGACGCCCTATATTCTTTTGAATCGAAAACACCAAAGAATGTCGAAAGTCCATCGCTCATGGAATCGGATAACGAAGTCCATGAAGAAGTCACCGCGTCGATTTCTTCGCCAAGTGTTTTTCCCGAATACAATGGCATAATAAGTTCGCCGATGCTATTAAAAAGTTTGATTGAATTTATAATCGTATTCACAAACGAAGTCAATAATCCAACGGTGTTTTTTAGCATGTAGTTGACTGCGCCAAAAGCGACAGAAAATCCGATTCTAATCAAAGCAACCGATTGTTGAATCTGCAAGTTTGTGTTGTATAAATCAATAAGTCGATTTGTAATTTTTACAATTTCCGGCACAATTTTAGACCATTGCGTATAAACCACAATCGCAATCGCGGCTAACCCGGCAACAATCAAATTAATTGGCGCCAATAAGAAACCCAACGCGGTAATTAGCAAAGGCACCGCGGCAATAATTGCGGCGATGACTAAAACCACCTTTTTGGATTGCTTGTCAAGTCCTAAAAATTTTTGAATCACATCATTCAATTTGCCAACAACTTCGGCTAAAATCGGCACTAATATTTCACCAAAACTTGCCGATAATTCTTTTAGTCCTTCGGTAAATATTCGGGTTTGGTTTGCGGCTGAATCTGAAGTTCTTGAAAAGTCACCTTGTGCGTTTTTGGTGACGTTGAAAATGTAATTCAAGCGAAGCATGATTTTTTCTTGTTGCGTCATTTTTTTGACGCTTTTTCCGATGCCTTGTTCAAGTCTGTATTGCTCAAGGTTTGCTTCGGTCATAACCACACCCAAACGTTTCAACGATTCGGTTTCGCCGGTAAAAACACCGGACAACGCGGTCATGGCTTCTTGAATATTTATGTTTTTAAACGATGCTAAGTCGCCCGCCAAACCGGTCAATTGGGTTGACATTTTTGCGGCTTCTTCCCTAGACATTCCCATCCCGGTTGCCATGTCCCCAAACAAAGAAGTCATTTCAAGCGCGGAAGATTCTGCAATCCCGAATTGCCTTAGTGTTGTTTTAGCAAATTTTTTGACCTCATCGGAAGATTCCCCAAAAGCCACATTGACCTTGTTCAATGATTCTTCCATGTCTGTCGCCATCTTTGCCGAAGCAATGACCGCGGCTTTCATTGGAATCGTTAAACCAAGCGACAAACGCGCACCGGTTCTTTTAAGGCTATTACTAAGGGAATCCAAGTTGGATTTTGTAACCCTTACCGCGTTAACTAGTCCGTCAACATTCCCTAAAATATTTATGTATAAATTCGAATCTTGCATTGTTAATTCTTGATTTCTTTAGCAAAATTAACAATTTGAATCCTTTCCGATTTTTCGGATTCTTTGACCCGCTTCATGAAGTCGTCAAACTGCTTTCGTGTTGATTTCGGTTTCGAATTTAAGTTTTTCAAATAAACATCTTGTGGCAATGGAAGCAATTTTTCCGGCTTTATCATTTGGCTTTTTTTGCCAACATTCACGTTGTGAATCAAGGTTGCCAAATATCGGGTTTGTTCCCATTGAAGATTTATTTTGATGGTGTGCGATTCACCCAATAATTGATTTTCGCGCCATGTGTTGCGCCAAAATTTATCGGGGTCAATCCCCACTTGTCCGATGTAATAATCAAGCAAGTCGTCCCACGTTAACCCGCGGGATTGTCGTTTCCCGATTCCGGGGCATTACCTTCTTTTGAATTTCTTTGAATGCCCATGTTTATGTCGTTTCCCAATATTCGGGACTGCAACATGGTTTCAATGATTTCGTTGATTTGTTCCGGTGTGATGTCATCCATCCATTGACCCACCTTAAATAAGTTGTAATCAATCGGATTGTCGTTTTCCATGTCATTGGCTAAAAGTCCCGAATAAACAATCGCACGAAGTGCTTTTAAGGAAACGCCATTGGAAAAGGCTTCCCCGATTTGTTCCAATGAAATCCCCATTTGTTCGGTGAATTCAGACCAAAAGTTCATTGAAAAGTGAAACGTTCTATTTTTGCCGCCGATTTTAGTTGTCAAGTATGACCTTTTTTTGTTTTTCATAACCCAAAAAACCCGTGCAAAGACGGGTTGTATTTATGTATTTATTAATCGATTAATTTGTTGACTTAGTGATTGAACCGGTTAATGTAATTGAACCGCTAAAACTAACGGGTGATTCCATTTCCGCCGTTGTTTCAACGTTGTTCAAAAACCCTTCCGCCGTGTAAATCGCATCGCCCGTCACCGTTGTCCCAAAAACACAAGTGATTTGCGTTCGTGCTAAAACGTAATCGTTTAGTTCGATTGCGTTTGCGGTGTCGTCGTAAGCAACCAATCCATCAAATGAAATTTCACCCGAAATCACACCCGCAATGTATTCAGCGAAACCGCTTGAATCTTTTGTGGTTGCTTCCGGCAAATCATTTGATAAACTTAATGAACACGATGTCGTGTGTCCGATTGAATTTCCTTCTACTTGAATGACCAAATTAGTCCCATTAAAAACCCCCGTTGTTGGCATATCTTATTATTTTATTTTGTTCAAAATTACGTTATTTTTTTAAACCTACTTTCGCGGTAACGCGACCATACAAGGCAACGATTTGACCGACAAAAAATGTCACCGATGCAATGATGGAATCAACCGATTGAACCACGTCATCGGCATTTAATATTTCACCCGCCGCGCTTTGAATATCCACCTTTCCCGAAGTCAATGAATATATTATTGCAGAAACGGAAGAAATGACCAAACCGATGATTGTTTTTGATTTGTACCATGATTTGAATTGTTGAAACTTATCGTTCGCTTTTCCCATGTTATTTATATTTATTAATTATTTCACAAATTTCTTTTCGACTTAAATTGATTTCAAAACTTATGTCCGCATTCCATTGGTGAATCGGCGTGTTTCCCTTATACATTATCACTACCGGAACGGCATTTATTTTGTTTTTTATATCACCTTTTTGGTCTTCTAAAAATGCAAATTTGTAATTTACGTTTTCAACTTTTTCCGGAATCCAATTGTTTTTTGTGTTCCATTTTGCATTGATTTGAACAATGGTGAATTCTTGTGAATACACATTCAAAGACAACAAAACGATTATGCCAAAAAACAACCTTTTCATTTGTTTATGATTTCAAAAAGTTTCGAATCAATTTCATCTAATTTTTCGGAATTTTCCTCAACCTTTTTTTGCGTCTGCATGATTGACTTGCGAACCATTTCATCTTTCAAATCATATTCCATCCGCGTCAATTCGGGTTCGGGCAATTGTTTTGCCAATTCAATATCCTTTTGCAATGCAAAATACATTGTCGTCAATGACACGATTCCCGAAACGACCAAAATAATCGTTTTCATGTCAATCGTCACCTTTGTGTTTTCGTTCAATTCCGCCATGATGCAAATATAATTATATCAAATTTATGCGGGACGCAATGCCATTGTGAACGCGTGTTTTCGGTCTGACGTCGGCACCCCACTAAACGCGGCGGGATTTTCTGTTCCCGCTGACGTTTGTTCCTTGTACATAACGTGCAATGTTGGTTCACCCGCCCCCGCAAATTGCTTATTCAAAAGTGTGTATGATGAATCTGCGGTTGCGCTTGTTCCATCAACATCGTCTAACATAAAACCCGAAACAATCACGCATCCGTCGTTGCTTGTTGTGATTGATGGCGGGTCGGGTTGTTGGCCGATTAAATGATAAACGAATGATGCGGTTCCGTCCATTGGCGTTGTTGGGTTAACATTGCGCCAAACTGAATAGTGATACAAGCCATGACTTTCAAAATCTGTTCCTTCGCCTTGAACGGTGTAACTTGTACCCGACGAAATAAAATACCCCGCGATGCCGTCAACCGTTCCGCTCATCCCCAAAATTTCGGTTCCCGAATTTGGAAAATTATCGTTCCAATTATTAGCACCATTGTCAGACGCGGCAATCCACAAAATAAAATCACCACTTTGAATGCCCGTGATGGTGACATTCGCCCCCGTTGTGTCAAACGCCATTGCGGTTTTTACT